GAACATTCAAGAGAGCGGAGATCTGGTCGATGCTCTAGGCGCATGGAGTCGCTTCTTTAGTCAGATGGTTACCACTTGGAACCCTGCGTGGATTCCAGTCAACGCGATGCGAGACATCCAAGCAGCTATTGCAAACGCAGCAGCTGATCCCGAGGTTGGCGCAGTGCTTGCCGGAAAGATGCTGAAAGAGTGGAAGCGTTCAGGGCATACCGCATTCAAGTATATGGTTGCAGACTACGCCAATGCTAATGATGGATTCTGGGGCAAGTACTTTAAGGATAAGGCCGTCAATAGCCCTATCGATCCAACCGAGAAGAAACTACTTGATGAGTTCTTTGAAGATGGTGCGGGTACGTTCTTCCTTGATAGAGGTGGGCTGGAGCAAACGCTCGACAAACTTAATCAGCACATGAACCCAATGACTCTGGGTAAGGTAAAGAATCTGAAGGACGCGCAGGTACTGACCGCAGACAAACTATCTGCGATTGGTGACTTGATGGAACTTCTGTCTATGCCGATTGAGGTTGCTCCTCGTTTCGCTATGTACAAAACATTGCGCGATGCAGGTTGGGATCGTAGTCGTGCCGCACGTTACGCCAAAGAACTCACCGTCAACTTCAATATGAAGGGTGCAAGCAAGTGGTTCCGCAGTGTGTACATATTCGCTAACCCTGCCGTTCAAGGTACTGTTCGTCTATTCAAAGACTACAGCAGAGGCAAGGAAGGTATTGCAAAGTACATGCCAAGCAATAGGTTTGCTGCTGTAGCTAGTGTATGGATGGGTCTTGGCTGGGCGGCGAGCTTGATTGCTAGAACGATAGGAGGCGAAGATGATAAAGATAAGCCGGGCGTTGATAAGCTCGATATGGTTCCGGCCTTCCGCAGAGCTACGTCGCTTGTGTTATTCCCTGATGTATATGGCGGATCCATACCTGTTGCTTATGGGTGGAACGTGTTCTCAACTGCTGGCGGGTATGCGGCTGACGTAATGCAGGGCAAAATGAAGGCAGGTACCGCAGCTCAACGTACAATGAGCGCAGCATTTGATGCGTTTGCTCCGATAGGATCTGGTGCTGAATCTGAATCATTTGCTGGCACGATGGCTAAGACTGTGGCGCCTAGTGCTGTTGTGCCTATCGTAGAGATGGTCATGAACGAGAATAGATTTGGCGCTCCTATATACAAAGAGCAAAGCCAGTTCTCGAATGTGAATGAAGCCGATGCTTATATGCACTTCAATAGTGTCAACCCAGTATCTAAGTGGGTTATGCATTCATTGGCTGAGCTTACATCCGGAGGAAAGAACCCTCGCTATCACTCTGCAATGATTGATGTCAATCCAGCAAACGTGGATCACATGATCAACAGCTACCTGCCGGGTCTGATATCAGAGGCGTACAAGTTCGTAGGCACCTCGGTAAATATCATCTCAGGTAAAGATACCAAGCCGATGGATCTGCCACTGGTTGGTAGGTTCAGAGCGAAGATCGATGAGGATACGTTTGATGCGGGCGCCTTCCGTCGGGTGGCTGCTCAGGTTGATACGATTGCTACTGAGTACACATCTCCAGATACAACAGATGCACGTCGTGCAGAGATCCGCAAAGACTACCCGAACATTGGTGGCACTAAGGCTATCGTGTCCGGTGTAACTCAGCAGATCAAGAGCATGCGTAAGGACTTGAGGAACTTCGAGTTGAGTGATCGATACTCAGATGAAGAGAAGATCGCGGCTCGTAACCGTATCGAGAAGAGCGAGAAGGAACTGCGCAACCGTGCTGTTGCTCAAGCACTGAAGCGCGGGTTCCGAGATGCGGTAGTCAACGACTCTCCTGAAGAGTAGGCAGTAACGCCTTCACACGCCCAAGCAGGGCGAGCAACGGTTTAGCTTTTACCCTAGCCGTCCCTGCTATGGGCATCCCATCTTCTTCTGCGACAGAAGCCTGATACAGGATTTCATCTGCGCCGATGTCTTTCAAGGCTGCCCTCAGCCCATCGAAGTGTGATCTGGGTGTGGCTATCATTGCTTGTTCTATCTTGGTGTAATACGCAACCATAGAGATCAAGTCAATATATTCCTTCCTAAGTCTATCAACATCCATATCTTTTGATTCTTGTATTGCGATGTTACGTTCGCCGTCAGCATACACTCTTGCGTCCGCATAGATCGCATCAAGTTCTTTCATGTCACTCCTCCATATTTATGTAAATCCATAGCATACTCATAAGAATGCCAAGTGAGAATCCAACGAGGAATGTAATCATGGTAACTCCTGCCACAAGAATACAAGCAGACCAACAGAGAACATTACAATTCCAGAGAATGCTGTGAAACCAAATATGTAATCCGCTTTATTTGGAATTCCTTTTATGTCTGCTCCAAATAAATTTACAAGCAGCACAGAAATAATAAATAATCCAAGACCAATTGCAACCATTTCATTCTCCTTAAAATTTACTTAAGCTCTCTCTTGCCAGAAGTGGTAAGCCTCTACCTTATCAAACGCATCAAGCTCATCGGCCCTAACATTTAATACTGGCGGTGACTCATGCTTTACTTTGTGAGTTAATAACCTATTAAGATACCACTTGGCTTTAGCTATTGATTGCGCCCCTCCCTTTTTGCGCTCTCTCCATACGTACTTCATTATGTTTCCCTTTAAGTACCCGCGAAACTCTTCCGGTGTTAGGGCTGCTTCTATTGCATCGATGCACTCAATGCCGCCTGATGTGTAATGCTCAGGACTGTTTACTTCATCTTTCATATTAATGTCTCCTGTATGTACTATGGATTGTACTTATTCCACTTAGGCCATCCAACCTTGCCGTCAAGTAAAGCCTCTACATATTTGGCCGACTCTCTGGCAACATCATCTCCCAACTCTATGCGCCACTTCTTGTACAGTTCTTTGCGAGATGCCTTACTTGATCTTAGCTTAACCCCATCAGCAATTCTTTTACTAAATCGATCGCGAGATTCAGCTAATTGTTTTAAGACAGGATCATCTAATAGATCACTTGCCATCACTAGCAAACCTTTTCTTTAATTCTTCTAGCTCATTTTTCATCTCATCTAACTTGGATCGAAGTTCGTTTATCTGCATATCTCTATCATTTAGTTTGTCTAGCAAGCTAGCTGCTGTGCGAATAAGCGTTGCCTCAGTTTGATCTCGAGCATGAATATCAAGCAATGACTGTACTGCTGAATCCATACGATCTGAAATTTGTTGCATGTTCATTATGTGAAGTCTCCTATACCTAGATCTCTTGCTACGTCTTGCACGTCATAGTCCATACTGCTGTGCGTATAATCATCGTCATCAAATCTCCTGACTCGCTTCTCCCTTGTTGTCTTGGGCTTCTTTGCAACAACATCCTTCTTTGGTTTTGGCTCAGTCTTTTGCTTTACTTCTTTTGGCTCTTGGTCAAGAGGCCTTGCAGTATCTAAAACTTCTATCGTTGCATAACGATGAGCACAAGATACGTTGCGGCACTTGCGCTTTCGTCTGAACTCCCCCTCTATAGATAGCCGAGAGTCATACACGTCTGTTTTTGATTTGCACTTAGGACAGTTCTGCATTTTCTCATTGAAGAGTTGCTGGTGGTATCTGCTCAAGCGTATTGAAATAAGTATGCACCGCTATATTAACCATTTCATTTATCACGCCCTTTGCGCTTTCCTCTTTTACTTCACTGATACCTAAAGTCATGCCAGTCATTATTGCAAATGATCTCAACCAAGTTCCAGCTTTTATGTCTGGGTGTTCTGTCGAGTACTCAATCCACTTGTTCACAATAACTTGAATAACTTCTTCTTCATGAGTCCGTGCTTGTTGTTCCATTTGCGCCTCCTTTATATTGTGTTCTAAGGTAAGAGTCAATGTCTTCTTTTTTGAATCTATATGCTCTACCAATTTTTGCGGCAGGTATAGAACCCTGCTTTGCTAAGCGACGCACAGTAAAAGTAGACAAGCCAACATACCCGGCTGCCTCTTCTACGTTCATTAGCTTTGTTGTTTCCATGAAAACTCCTCGCCGTACTTTATTAAGAAACTCTTTTTAAACTCAATCTTCCTAGCTTCATGCAGCTGATCTTTTGTCATCGCATTCATGTTAGGAACTTCAGGAACATCATACATACACAAGTACGTGTCTCGTCCAGTGTCTTCAACTACTGTCACCACCTTGCCAGATGGAAGGCTCAGTGTCTTGCCCGTCAGGTTGATATTGAGTACAGAACTGTGCGACTTCGCAGTATTCGTTGCATCGTCTATAACCGCCCCTCCTCTCCTCAACATACTGGCCGTCAGAGACTTGTGATTCAGCATCTTCTTTCCTTTCAAAAACTCTTATCGCTCTCTTGCCGCCAACTTTCATCACTGCATATGTGGTTCCCTCATACCAACGCTCTTCGTCATTACATTCAATGTGCGTTCCAGAAGCTGCGGCTTGGTGTAAGCTAACACGATCAGCTATGTACTCGTATGTTTTTTCAATAGGCCACACAGGAATATCAATTGTTGCAACTGGTTTTTGTGGGTAGTCCTGCTTTCGTTTTGCGTCTGCCTTGCGCCAGTCACGAAGGATAGCAATGATACGTAGCTTCTCAACCTTGTATCCGTTTTGGATAGCTAACCAACGCAGCACATTAAGTTGGCGCTCCCACTCTTTCATATCAGACATCATAACCTTGTAAGTGCTAGTACACTTATAGTCATCCAATGTCTCGTTAGTAAGATCCATTCGATCGAACTGACCTGACAAGCTCCATCCCTCTACATCAGCAAACAAACGTTCTTCTACAATGTCAGACTTGTTTGCTCGCTCTAGTATTGTATGCACTGCTTGACCTAACAAAGACCATATGCGCTCACTAACATCCTCGACAATAGCTTCTTTGTATTTACCTAGTAGAACACGACGTTGAGGCGAATCAATCAGCTTGGTAACTGAGATGTCGCCACCCCCCTTGTAAGGATCATTCTTTACCGCATCGACCAACGCCTGAGGCAGGTCATGTATGTTTGTCAGGTTCATTACCAATCTCCAATTTTAGATTTAACGTCATGTGTACGTACATCATTAGGCTGAGCTAACCGGCATGCAATACGAAGCAGCACAGTCTCAGGATCGCAAGCGCCGTCAACTTTCCAATCTCCTGCCTTAATCGCTGCGAGCATTACATCTCTCGCATCCTCTAGTAATTCTCTATCGCTAGCAGTTCTCACAAAGCCTCCGTTTAAAATTTTTGGAGCGGGGTATCGGGCTCGAACCGATGACATTCTGATTGGAAATCAGATGCTCTACCAACTGAGCTAACCCCGCACTACCAACAAGTCTGAGAACTAGGGAAAGGATTCCCATCGCTTTATATGCAGTGAACAAACACAACATCCTAATTCTCAGGCTTCTTGGTGGAGAGGGAAGGATTTGAACCTTCACGGAACTAGCCGACCTCGGAGTTACAGTCCGGTGCCCTACCAATTAGGCGTCCTCTCCATCTCCCCGTCTTTCCGGAGTGTCACGTCTATGCAGATTCCCTTGACGTTATGGGTTGGGCCCCAATTAAGGGGAGGAAGGTAACTTCCCCGCTTTCACTCGTGAATCCCACTGGCAGCGGGGCGCATCTGCAATACGTATGACACCAGTGGGGAGCTATCAACTACCAATCTACGACGTCGTTGCCTGATAGTGGTGGATCATTCTTCGGATCTGATTGCTTGCCTCCGTGATCTACCTCAAGGTTGCCGCTCAGATACTTGGTGCCCGCCTTACTTGTTCGTTCCCACAATCCACCGCGCCACTTAGATCCATCAGCGAACTCGATGGACACGTTGAACTGTGGAGCCTTATCGTTCTGGCTTGGCTTGGCTTTGAATACTGCTATGTTATTGTACTGTTTCATGCTTCCTCCGTCTGTTTAATTCTTTGTTGAAGTTTCTTGGTAATTTCTTGCATCTTAGATTGCGGTATCTCAGATATGTTTGTTACGTTGTACGCCTCCATTAACTTAGCTTGGTTTACATCTGTCTGAGCAATCAACTTCATGATTATTTCTTGCTCGTCAGTAGTAATTGTTTTCACTGGCGCCTTACCTACTTCATGCGTATGACGATCAGGATCTTCATCAATAGGAATAGCAAACAACTGGAACGCCATATACTTGTACGCAATAGACAATGCTTTGTTAGTAGCCTTGTCACCTGAGTCCATTGCCTCACCGGGTACTGAGCAAATAACACTGCTGCCATCGATAGTTGAATACACAGTGAAGTCAACTTGAACAGTCACATAAAACAATGGATTGCCACGACTGTTAACTCGCTCATGAACCTCACGACTCTTGATGCTAGGGACAATAACAAGATTAGCTTCTACTAAATGCTGCGCCATGCGATTCATGACGTCATCAATACCTCGAAACTTAAAACCCTGAGATTCATTCTTGTGTGCCTTAGCAATTCCTTTATCTGCAAAGGCTTGCATCACTTTGTTGATGCCTGTTAAAACATGAAACGGTTGTTGCTGAACATCCATATACCCTCCTTGTTGTTGTTCATTAGTAGCAAGTATAGAGCATCTGTTAGCCATGTCAATAGTTTAGTGAATAAATTTTTATGTATTCATGTTTGACAAAAGCAATAGTGAAGCTTATACTCGTATTGCCATGTAGCTATTGGCTGCGTAAATACGGTCGGGGAAACCAACGGCAGCGTACTTACAAAGAGTCCTTACTGTGGGTTAGTGCGGGAAGAGGGACGGGGGCGGCGAAGATAGAACCCCTTGCACGAAAGTCTGTCGGGTGCATGCTGGCTCCATGAGGGAAGCAATGCTGAAGGACGCACTAGGGATGGGCTGAGTGCGTCTTCACCATAAGGGAAGGGTTCTTTATATACATAGTTAATAGTTAAACCTAAAGATAAAAATAAATAGGTTGCAATAATAGAAAGGGTAGTGATGAAGACGTGGAGCGATATAGGTATTGATGTTCGAGGCAAGTCATCGGGCGAAATCAAAACCATTTGTCCTCAGTGTTCGCATACAAGGAAGAAGAGGTCGTACCCATGTTTGAATGTGAACATTGATAGAGGGATGTATAACTGTTGGCATTGTGGTTGGTCTGGATCAATAGGTAAGGGAGATTATATGAAGCCCTATGTTACGGGCACGAAGAACTATCGCAAACCAGAGTTCAAGGGGCAGTTGCTTACCGAGAACGCAATTGAATGGTTGGCGGAGAGAGGTATCACACCTGAGGTTGCTGCTCGCAATCAAGTATCGATGGCGAAGAAGTATATGCCTCAGCGTGAAGAGGAAGTAATGTGCATTGCATTCCCGTTTGTTAAGGCGGGTGAGATAGTTAACGTTAAATATAGAGACAAGAACAAGTACTTCACCCAAGAGGGAGGCGCAGAAAAGACATGGTACAAATATGACGACATTGATCCTAAAGCAACGATTATTGTTGAAGGTGAATTCGATGCGCTCGCGCTCGAGGTGGCGGGTTTCCGTCATGCGATATCTGTGCCGGATGGCGCGCCGACTGGAGACTCTAAAAACTTCGAGAAAAAATTTTCGTACCTCGACGTTGAAGATTCAGCTATCGAGGCGGTCGAGAAGTTCATTCTTGCAGTTGACAACGATGTACCCGGACGGAAGTTGGAAGAGGAGCTTGCGCGTCGTCTTGGAAAAGAACGGTGCTATAAGGTTGCGTGGCCTGAAGGTTGTAAGGATGCGAATGACGTCTTAATAAAACTTGGTAAGGATGTACTGGCTGAGTGCATTAAGAACGCTGAACCATTCCCTGTTGATGGGATTTTCGAGCTTGATTCTTTTAGTAATGATCTTGATCAGATATATGCAGAGGGTCTTCCTGCGGGATTGACTACTGGATGGACAAACGTCGATGACTTCTACCGCCCGATGGAGGGGCAGTGGACTTTGGTCACAGGCGTTCCGGGCATGGGTAAATCTGAGTGGCTCGATGCATTGGCAATGAATATGAGTCGCACTCACTTCTGGTCTATCGGTGTGTGCTCACCTGAGAATCAACCAATCACGTTCCATGCTGCTAAGTTGATGGAGAAGTATGCGGGTAAGCGATTACATAAGATGACTAAGCCTGAGTATGATGAGGCAAAAGAATGGGTTAATGCTTTCTTTAAGTTCATTCTTCCTGAGGACAGAACGCTCGACTCATTGCTATCTAAGGCAAAGCTTTTGGTCAAGCGATACGGGATGAAGGGTCTGATCATAGATCCTTACAACGAGATCACACATACTGGGCGCAAGGAAGGTATCTCAGAGACAGAGTACGTCTCAGATTTCTTGGCGCAGTTGCGTGGATTCGCTCGCCACATGGGTGTTCACATCTGGTTAGTTGCTCACCCGACCAAGCTGCAGAAAGGGATGGATGGTAAGTACCCTGTACCTACAGGCTATGACGTTGCGGGTAGTGCTCACTTCTTCAACAAGGCAGACAACATCATAGCAATACACAGAGATAAGTCTGATCCGGGCGCTTACTCTGAGGTGCATGTACAGAAGATCAGATCACGCTGGTTAGGTCAGCTGGGTCATACGTTCTTAGAATGGGACAAATCTTGTGGGCGTTTTAGTATTCCTGCGGGTCAGTCATCTGGGTTTATTCGATGAGCTTTAGATCAAGGAAGCTGCTAGACCTTGCCAGAGATCGTGCGTGTGTATGGTGTGGATGCGAGGACGGAACGATCGTGGCCGCCCATTCCAATTTAATGGAGCACGGGAAAGGTAAGGGGCTAAAGGCTCATGATGGGATGATGGCGTGGTTGTGCTATCGATGTCACTCAGAGTATGATCAGGGATCTCAGATGAGTAGAGAAGAGAAAAGAGATTTCATTCTTACTGCCATATGTAAAACGTATATGAGAATGTGGGATCAAGAGTTAATACAAGTGAAAGGCAAGGCATGACAATCATAGTATGGGATGGGAAAACTTTAGCTGCCGACAAGCAAGCTACTGATGATGGTGTAAGACGCACAGTAACCAAGATCAGAAGAGTAAAGTCCGGCCCGAATAAAGGATGTTTGATTGCGGGATCTGGTTCATGCTCTCAGGCTAATGCAATGATGGATTGGTTTGAGGACGGAGCTGATCCTAGTTTATATCCTAAGCACCAAGAGAGTGATCAGTTGGCTGCAATACTTACAGTCATAACTCCAGAGAAATACATTCTAAGATTTGAGTACACACCAACTCCAATATTATTTGAGGATGATCAGTACTGTACTGGCAGTGGACGTGAGGTTGCTTATGGTGCTTTAGCTATGGGTGCTGATGCGGTAAAGGCAGTAGAGATTGTGTGTGATCATGTGGTTGATTGCGGTATGGGTATTGATTACTTACATATGAAAGGCAAAAGAAAATGATGATCCCAGATGCATGGCTTGATGATTGTTCTGATGAGATTGAATTGATGGCTGCACAACAAAGGCTGCGTGACATCGGTGCGTTGCTAATTGCATTCCGCAAGGTTGGTGATGAGAGATTACTCGAGCTTGCTATTACTATGACAGGAGAATACGATGAATGAAATAGAAAGATTGATGCATGAGTACAGGCAGAAGGTGGCTGAGTACGCAAAGGCTAGAGCTAAAAGAACTTACATCGAAGAGTTTCGTAAATCCAAACATGCAATCCTGATGCGCCAAGCTGATAGGGATGGGTTCAAAACTGTGGCTGCGCAGGACAGAGAAGCGCTAGCCTCAGATGAGTACCTTACTTTATTAGATGCTTTGCAAGAAGCTGTTGAAGCAGAAGAGAGATTGCGATACGACATGAAGTCAATCGAGATGCAAGCAGAAGTATGGCGCACGTTAAGAGCAGATGAACGGTTCGAGAAAAAATCATATGGTGCGTAAGGGCGTAGCATTAAAACGTAGAGCAAGAGATCCTCGCAATGTATTGTTAGGTAGCAGGGCACAAACTCATCCAGCTTGTTTCGAAGACTCATCTCAGTATAGAGATTACATTCATCTCATGCGTCAGAGTAGTAACCCTAAGGACACAGGTGTGTGTATGGATTGCACACCTGAGTTTAAGACTCGCATGCTAGAAGAGGGGTTGTGTGATCATCCTGAGACGAGGTTTGTCTTGTGGCGTAATACGTATGAGCAAGAGGTAGAAGTGGTGGGCATCTCTAATCAAAGTAGATTCTGGAAAAGAGTGCAGCGAGGCGAAGCTATACTGAACTGGAGTGATGATGAAGAAAATAAATAGCAGAGCAAAGGGTAAGGCAGGGGAAAGAGAACTCATCGGTGAACTCAAGCGCTTATTGCCTGAGCTGACCGATGCGCTCGAAAGAAACCTAGAACAAACCAGAGATGGTGGGTATGACATCGCAGGGCTGGATGGCTGGGCGCCTGAGGTGAAACGCTACTCCAAGATATTACCTGCCGACATTGAATCCTTCTGGACTCAGACAATAATTCAGGCACGGAACGATCGAAGACGCCCGGCTCTTTTCATGCGAGAAGATAGGAGAGAATGGAGGGTCAGGGTCTGTGATATCTGTGATGACTGGGATGGAGATGCGCTGGAGAACACAGCTGAGATTTCTATGACCAGCTTTGCTGAGATGGTGCGGAGGCGCGCAGGAGGGCAGAATGTTTAGGTCTCCTGATCAGGCATTGGCGTTTGCCTTCCGCATGAGATCGAGTGCGGTCATCTCAATCCCATCGGCTACCTACATAGCAAACAAGACCGACAACGAACACGCTAGCGATAGGCTTACTCAGTATGACCTGCATGCACAAGTTGGGATGATCTTCAGCTTTTTATCTAGGAGATCTGAAGAGGAGCAAGCCTACGCATTTTTCCTGCACGGAACGAACAGGGAACGCGCCATCGCAGCTAACATACTTGTTAGGAGATTCGGAGGTCGGCTTGAGAAATACGGAATATCGAGACGTGAATTACGGAATGCAGCTTTAGGAAGTTCAGTACGGAGTACGAGTTCTGCATCCGGATTATCTGAACATAAGGCATGGAAGTTCCGAAGGGAACTAGCTGAGATCCTGTCGCCAATACAGGATAGACTGATGGATAGTCTATGGGAGTGGTTAGAAGCATCAAACACTATATCAATGCAACATTCATAATTAGGTAGGATGAAGGGGTGGATCAATCATCCACTACCCTTCTTCCTTAGTACAAGGAACTACCCCAGACATAAAACCTCTGGGGTTCTTTTTTTATAAAGCAGATTCCTTACGTTCCTTCGCTCTACGCTTGAGCTTGGACTTAAGTATGCCCATGCGTATGTTCTTCTTAGCCTCATCAGATCTGGTTGAGCCTAAGTCAGAACGCTTCTTCTTCAGGGGTGCACGCTTCTTACGCTTAGTCTCAGATGACGCAGCACTTCTTGACTCGCTGGCATCAGCTGATATCTTGTACGTCTTCTCATACAGCTCAGTCATCTTTGTCAGCTGCCCCTTCAGATCTCTGTACTCTATCTTTGCCAGCTTAGTAATCTTATTGATTACATCTTTTATACTTGATAAGTCTTTCATGATTTACCTTTCTTTATGCTAGTAGTCTATGTTCACGGGCTAACTTACGCCATTTCTCCAACTGCCCCGTGTCTTGCAGATGGTGGTAAACGTGGAATGCTCTTGCATATGAGTGAGCATTTTGATTGTATGCGTTGTGAATGATTCTGTTGTAATCAGTTCTTGTCATTGAGAAGAATGTTATACGCTGATCATTTAGTATGCTGCGAAAGTAGAAGTCGATATTACCTGTGCTGTTATCGCTTGCGCTTGCATTAAACTTTCTACGGAATATAGCGAACTCATATCTTTCGTTCGCTTCTTCAATGAGTGCTGATAATGCTTTGTTAAACATGAGTGCTCTCCTTATATTGTGGTTCGATGTCTGCTATCTCTAGAAGTATTGACTCCATGTCAACCCATAGATCAAGCACTGTTTCTGCTGCCCATTCTGGATCTGTGTTCACTAGATCTGAGATGCGTTCAGCGGAGTGCTGGTAGTTTGCTTCTGATCCGACAAGCTCATATATAA